AAGCTTTGAGAGATTTGCCTGGCACACTAAATGATACTACAGTACTAGAAACAATAACTTGGCCAACTGAACCATCATGATAAAAACGGAGAATAATTAAATGTCTGTAACTAAAGTAAATGCTGATGTCTTTGATTTAACTGATGCCTATGCATTATCAGGCACTGTTGCTTTTTCTGGTACTGTTACTGGAACTCCATTGGCTGGTTGGGTTTTTGTTTCTGCTGTAACGGCTAGTAACAGCGCTACTGTATCATTTACGGGATTTGAGACAGGGTATGATTATAGAATAGATTTTTATAATGTATTAGCCGCTTCTGATGGCCAGGATGTGTATCTTCAGTTAGGTGTTTCTGGGCCGACTTATAGAACGAGTGGGTATTTATCTGTTTCGGGAGGACTTGGCAATAATGGCGGCGCCAGCAGTGTAGCTCACACGACAGTTATGATGTTGACTACAGAAAATACCGGCAATGCCGCAGATGAACACTCTTATGGATACGTTGAAATTAAAGACCCAGCTTCTGCAACAGATACCTTTATGTTTGGTCATGGAACAAATACATCTTCGGCTGGTAACGAGTACTTTTGGAATTCTGGATCACACTACACAACTGCCGAAGCTATAGACGCTGTTAAAATATATATGCAATCTGGCAATTTATCTACGGGTGAATTTAAACTTTACAAAAGGGCAAACGTTTAACTTTTAATAATAGGAAACTAAAATGGCACGACATCATGCAACACCCGAAGGAAATATTCCCTTCACAGACGCTGAAGAAACAGCAAGAGATGCTGAAGAAAAAGCTGAATTAGAAGCCAGACCAGCAAAGATGTTTAAAATTGTTAGACGAGATCGAGATATTAAATTGCAGAAAACTGATTGGATGACTTTGGCAGATAGTCCAGATATATCTGATGAGTGGAAAACTTATAGACAAGCTTTGAGAGATTTGCCTGGCACACTTAACGATACTACAGTACTAGAAACAATAACTTGGCCAGATGAACCAGAGTAACGAGATGGAGAATAACTAAATGCCATATTTAGGAAGAGCACCGACAGGAACAGGTTCCGTAACTGAAATTGATGGTGACTTAAAAATAACTGGACAATTAACTTCCAATGATACTCTATTCAAAATGACATTGGATGGAACTGATGGTAGTTCTACAAATGCTGGAGATAACTTTCTTATAGAGGACGGTGGAACAGATGGTAGTGGTACTGATGCCGGTGATGATATTTGTATAGAAAAAGATACTACTTATTTTATTCCTGGCCAAAATATTTTAGGTACATTATCCTCTGGTATTGCTGCTGGTGACTTAACTGGACAGAGGGGTTGGGAGTTTGTATCTACCGCTACTGCATCATCTTCATCTTCAATTGAGTTTACTGGACTGGAAAACGGTTACGATTACCAAATTGTTTTAACTGAATGGATCACAAGTCATGCTTCATACGTTCGATTACGGTTAGGCATTACAGGGCCGACCTACCGAGAAAGTGGCTATCTAAGCTCAGGCTTTTCCCTAGTTCACAATGGGGGTTCTGCTGTTATAGGTAGTAATGAACAATCGACATTCATCGTTGGGCAAAATTACAATCAGACGGCAGACCATCCCTTCTCATGGACTATTGATATCTTAGACCCAGTTGGATCGGGTAAGACTCAAGTCAGGGCTTTTAACGGCGGTGAGGGTGCTGGTGTAGATCGTGAGGTAAACTTTGGCGAAGGTATTTACAATACCAATGAAAGTCATACGGCTGTGCAGTTATACCCAACTTCCAATACATTTACATCTGGAACTGCATTGCTTTATCGGAGGTTACGGTCATGAGCAGACATAAAATTGTTGATGGAATTAAAGTTGACTTTACTGATGCTGAAAATGCTCAACGAGATGCTGAAGAAAAGGCGTGGGCTGACGGAGCTTCGGCAAGAGCATTCTCAGAGTTACGTGAAGAACGTAATTCAAAATTAGCTGGTACTGACTGGAGAGCCACCTCTGATCTTACGTTATCAGACGAGTGGAAAGCTTATAGAAAAAAATTAAGAGATTTTCCAAGCACACTAAACGATACCACAGTACTAGAAACAATTACGTGGCCAACTGAACCAAGTTGATATAATTCTTATAAATAAGAGAAAGAAACTATTGTAGGATAAAGAAATGACAGCAATAATCACAGAAAAATTTAGGGCACATAACGCAAATCAGTTTTTTGAGTCATTTACTGAAGCATCTGGTAATACTTATTATCTTATGATAGGTAAGGCAACTGCATTTTCTTCTGGGACTTCTGGTGGAACAGACGATTCTCCACCAACACCAGCAGATGATATTTCCAGTGAATTTTATACTTGGGACAGTTCGATAGCTGCAAAAAAGATTGCATCATCTAATATAACTTATGCGATACCACGTAGAGATTGGGCAAACGGTACAATCTATGATATGTATGAAGATAATATTAGTTCATCAAATGCAACAACATCTGGTGCAACAAATATATTTGACTCAACATTCTTCTTTAGAACTTCTGACAATCGTGTATATAAAGTTTTAGATAATAATAGTGGGACAGCATATAGTGGTGCAGAACCAACATCAGAATCAACTTCTACTTTTGTTCTTGGTGGATATACTCTTAAATATATGTACGCAATTACTGCTTCAGAACAAGCATCATATCTTACAACGGATTTTATGCCAGTATCTACAGACAGTACAGTAAGTTCAGCTGCAGTAGATGGTTCTATAAGTTCAATCATAGTTACGAATACTGGTAGTGGTTTAACAAATGGAACATACTATGCGGCTGTATATGGTGATGGTACAAGTGCTGGAACATCTAGTGGCGCAATAGTAAAAATTAGTGTTGCAAGTAATGTTATATCAGCAGTATCAACTGGTAATACTGGTATACAACAAGCTGGTGCTGGTTATACATTTGGTACAGTTAATCTTGGAAGTGGTTTCACTTTTTCTGATGCAGCTCTTACTAGTGCTTCTGCAATCGGTGGTTCTGGTTCAGCTATTTCAGTTGTGATTTCACCAAAGGGTGGTCATGGAAATAATGCTATCACAGAACTTGGCGGTCACTACGTTCTTCTTCAATCAACTCTTGAGGGTGCAGATAATGATGACTTCCTTACAGGTAATGATTTTAGAAATATTAATTTAGTGATTGACCCTACAACTTATGGAACATCTACAGTAGGAACTGCAACAACTTACAGAACAACATATGCAATGAAGTTTAGTGGTTCGCCTGGCACATTTACTCCTGATGAAACAATCACACAAACAAATTCAGATAGTCTTGTTGCAACAGGTAAAGTTATTGAGTATGATGCAACACTTCAAATCCTTTATTACCAACATGAAAAATTTAGTGGATACGGAACATTAAGTTCAACAGGTGGTTTAAATTTATTCTCAGGAACAGGTACGGTTACTGGTGGTACTTCAAGTGCAACTGGAACCCCAGACTCTTCTGCTGATTCGGCAGTTAGTTTGGCTGGAGGAAATACTATTACATTTACAAATGGTTTCGCAAATCCAGAGTTACAACCAGATAGTGGAAACATTATCTACAGGGAAAACCGAAAACCAATATCAAGAGCAACAGACCAAACAGAAGATATTAAAATCATAGTGGAGTTCTAATAATATGGCACAAAAAACCGATTTAAATGTTTCTCCATATTTTGACGATTTTAGTGAAACAGATAATTTTAACAGGGTTTTGTTTCGTCCTGGCTTTGCAATTCAAGCAAGAGAATTAACACAATTACAATCTACTCTTCAAAGTCAGATAGAGAGACATGGTAGTCATATTTTTGCTGAAGGTGCAATGGTTGTGCCTGGAAATTCTGCATTAAATGTACAATATTATTCTTTAAAACTTGCATCAACTTTTGCGTCCGAAACCGTAGACCCTTCTCAGTATTTCAATTCCACAACACCTGTTACTATTACTGGTGCAACTTCTGGTGTTACTGCTGTAGTCGTTGGTTTTGATGCCGCAACATCAACTGACCAACCAACTCTTTATGTTAGATATCTTGCAACTGGTACAGACAATGAGACAAGTTTCTTT